GCGTTAAAGACTTAGGCACGAGTGTTGTAAGCACACTCGGCGGCGGGGCGACAAATAACGCGATTACGGCTGGCATAGACGCTTTAATCAATAAAAAGAGCTTCGCGCAGGCAGCAGCAGACGCTAACAAGCGCCAAGACGATTTCACTAAGTGGCTATATAACACAAACAGCACGAAGGACGCATACGCAAAGAACCTCGGAACGGCCTTGAGCGGTTCACAAGCTGCGCTAGATTTTATCCCTGGCGTTGGACAATCCGCACCAGTAAACGCACTACAGGGCGCTATGAGCGGAGCAGCGGAGCAGTTGAAGGCAAACGGCGAAAATGCAGATATTAAGCAGCTTAAGAACGACGCTATCGTCGGCGCGGCCACAGGCGCAGTAGCAGGCAAGTTCGGCAACGCCGTAGGCAAGCTCGGCGCAAAAAGCGCAAAAGGCCTCGGCAAGACGCTCGCAACGCAAGTTGGAAAAGGCGCAGCCACGGGCGCAGTAGCAGGCGCAACAGGCGGCGGCTTAAGCACACTACTAAACGGCGGAACGCTTGGCGACGCTCTCGCAAACGCTGGATACGGCGCGAAGCAAGGCGCTATCGCAGGCGGCGCAATCTCTGGCGCTATGGGACTAGGCGGAACGGCCCTCCAGAAGCGAGCAGGCACAAACCAAACGCCAACGGCTGGCCCAGATATTGAAGAAGCTGCAATCGTGAACAAAAAGAGAATCGCGCCAACTGTCGAAGCCGAAGAGGTTGTAACGGCAACGCCAACGCGCAAAGGCATCGCAGTAACTGACTACAACGCGGGCGAAGAGACAATCCCTGTAAATATCAAAAGGAACAGGCAAACAGCTAACAAGCGGGCCGCAGTAGAACGCCCAGTTTACTATCATGGCTCGCCAGAAACTGATATAACCGAGTTCGACATTAACAGAGCGGGGCGCAACACTAGAAGCGGCGAAAAGGCCATTTACTTTACCGATAGCCCAACAGTAGCAGATGAATTTAGCTACGAAAGAATCCCGACAGACTCGGCCTTTATTGATAAAGCAGGCAAAAAAGGCAAAGTGTACGAAGCTAACCTAAAAATGGACAATATGCTCGACTTGGACAACCTAACAGACGAGCAGATACGAGAGCTTTGGAACTACGCCTCACCTATGGGCCAATTAGACGGACAGGAAAACTTTATTAACAAGCTGAAAGATTGGCGCGACAAGTACCATAATGCACAATTGACTAAAGGCTATCTTGACCTGGAGGCCTTGCAGAAATCCCCGTATGACAGCTTCTCTGCGAGAATGTACCCAAATACGGAAAATATGGCAAAAGAGTACGCCGTGTTTAGCAACGACCAGATAGACTTATTGCAAGGCAACGCAACGAAGCCAACGGGGAAACAGTTCATAGACGGAGTTGTAAAAGGCAAAAACTTGCCAGAAGCAGATATCGACTACGAAAAACGCTTCGCTAACGAGTACGACACGCCATACAAAAAGGGCTACACGCTCGCAGAGTATATCGGAAGCGGCAATATGGGCGATGATACCGAGATATTTAACAGCCTTAAAGACGCAATCGGCGCAGAAGGCATCGAAAAGCTAAAGGGCCTAGCACGAGACGGGGCGGAGTTTAACGACCCAATGGCAAACAACCAGTACGGCCTTTATGACGCTAAAACGCAGCTTCCAGCGCTAAACCGCCAAGAAGCCTACCAGCTATTCGGAAAAGCTGCGGCACAAGAACTACCAAGCTATATGCTTTCTAACGACGGCAGGAGCTTTAATAGTCCAGCTTGGGCGGAGACATTCCCGCAGTTTACTAACGGCGTAGGCAACGGCTCTACGAGCATCACGCCAGACGAAATCTTCGACTTATACAAGACTGCTGCCGAATCGAACAAGCAGCGCGTATATACTACAGATAACATCGCAACTGGCCTCGCAAGCGATGCGGACGCAGGACGGGCGTTCACTAAGCAGATTATGGACTTTTACAGCCCAGCAAAGAAGCTCGATATCGCTAAAACCGTCGCAACTGCACAGGAAATCCCTATCACGACGAGAAGCATAGCAGAACCACAATACACGCAAACAACGCTCCCAGCGCGCAATTACGAGGCTAAAACGGCGAATAAAGCAGTAGCGCCAATCCCAGAAGCACAAATCGCGAAGAAGGGCGCGTCAATCGTTGGCAAACAAGAAACGGCGTTGCCTCCGAAGCAGGCATCGCAGGTAGAGCGCGAGCTATACGTCGCCAAGCAGAAACAGGGCGCAGAGCTTCTCTCTATGTACGGAACGCTAGACAAGCCTACGCGCAGAGCAGTTAAAGACGCAGGCGCAGTCCTAGTCGACTTATATGACAATTACGGCTTAGAAACGCCAGCAGATGTACAATACGCTGCTAACCATGTTACGGGAGCAGACGGCGTAGTAACAAAAGCTACGCGAGAGCTAGCAGGCAAAGCCCAAAGAGTAGAGACGCAGATAGACGAGAGCTGGCTCGATAACCTTATCTCCGAGAACGGCCTAACTGATGCTGACGCAAAGAGCGTAAAGAGTCAAGTTATCGGCGCACTAAAGCGCACGGGCGCAGACGGATTCAGCGACGGCAATACGACACTAGACGCGATGAAACAGCTAGAAGGCATCGTCCGAGACTATAAGGGCGAGAGTGGCACTTACCACAATATGACAGATAAAGAGAAATTTAAGGTTAACGTCATTCAGGGCGTACACGACGAGCTTCAGGATAGGCTATGGGACGCTGCTGGAGACCCGAGCCAAGTCCTAACGCCAGCGCGCATCGCAGAGCTTAAGAGCTACTACCCAGATAACGCTAAATGGCAGAGCTTCGTTGATAACGACTTAGCCAGCGTAAAGACGGGCCAAGAGCTACGCGCAGCCATGAAGCCTCTAGTTAATGGCGCAAAGATTGTACAGGGCGGCCAGATGAGCGCAGGAGGCGTAGGCGATACCGTAGTTAATCTCGCTAAAGCTGGCAGCGCAAAGGGCGCTACAAAGAGCGTCGCCGTTGCCGCAGTCGATAAGCTAATGAACTCCGACAAGATGCGCCAAAAGAGGGCGGCAAAATACGCCCAAGAAGCGCAAATCGCGCAGTCGAAGCTATCTGGAGAACTCCCAGCGAACTATAAAGCAGGCCTACTGACAGGCGCAAAGAATATCGCAGGTACGGCAGCGGATAAGCTCCGCACGGTTGCAGAGCCAGCAACAGAAGCCCTTAACAATGACTATCTGTACAATATGCGGCTGAAGGGCGATACGGACTTTAAGAGCTTCGGTGATATCGTCCGCCGCAACGTCAATCAAGGCATAGCGCAAGAGCAGAACGCTAGAGTTAACCAGCAGGCACAAGAAGCGCTCGCAAACGCCCAAGCCGAGCAAGAAGCCGCGCAGAATCTCGCAGACGAGCAATACGTCGCGCGGCGCAACGCAGAAGCGCAGGCGCTCGGCGGCGGAGGATTCGGCATGACACAGCCGCAAAGCTCGCTAGACAGAATTTCTAACGCGATGGAGCTTGCGCTGAACGCTGGCGATATAAACGCGTACAACCAGCTAGCAGGCCTATACGAGCAAGCGTACAAGATAAACCAGATGCAGAACCCGCAAGCGCAGGCAAAAGACGCGAAGGCACTATCCGCAACGCAATCTAAGGCCCTCGCAGGCTTACAGCAGCTCGAGACGCTAGAGCAGATGTCTCCAACCGTAAGGACGGCCCTAGCTAATACTCCGCTTAGCGGCGTTGTCGGATTGACTGGCGGCGATGAATACGACTCGCAAGCAGAGGCGCTAGCTTTAACAATCGGCTTCCTACTATCTGGCGCGAATGTGAAGGAGAGCGAGGCGAAGAAGATAGCAAAAAGCTATGTGCCAACGCCTTTCGATTCAGAAAAAGTACGCCAACAGAAGATAGAGCGCGCAAGAGCATTGCTAACCGACTATATGTCAGATACAAGCGCATTGCAGCAATAAAAAATAGCCCTACGGGGCTATTTTTTTGTTATTGCATAGATTTATAGATAACCATGCAGAGGCCTATAACGAGCAGTTCGAGAACTATCATGCGCGTACGCTTCTTTATAGGCTCGCCCCTCTTTTCGCGCATAGCGTTACCGACAGCGCCCGCAACAAGCGCTACTAGGCTGCCTAATACGCCAATAAGCACAACGGTATTGATTATGGTTACTAATACAGCATCGTCCATGTTTTTGCACTCCCTTTTCTAAAAGTATAACAAAATTCCGCCGTGTTATAATAAAAGTAATTTTGGCGTATGCGATAGGCATAAAACTTATGTTTATCGAAGAAATCAAGGACGAGCGCGAGGACGAGCGCGAGACTCTTGGCGACAAATTCGAGTGCTTTGGCAAAAAGCTAACCAAGCTTTGCGATGAAGCATACGAGATTCTTGCAGATAAGAAAATGGACGACAAGGAACGCAATAACTTTGCGGACATTGTAGCCGCTCTAAAAGGCGCTAAAAAGGCCTCCTACGAGCTTATGGCAAAGTATAGCGATGTTTCTAAGGAGACACGCGACAAGATTGACGCGAAGGCAGACGAGTTCGCAGATGCGCTAACGAAGGGAGAGTAGCTATGCAGCCGCTTATAATCCCGCAGAAAAATACGCAGATACTTTATGTTAAAAGCGATGATTATACATTCACGACAGGCGATGTACTCTATTTTACGGTTAAACTAGCGCCAGACAACGACCAGACGGACGCTACAGCCCTAGTTAAAAAGTCATGGACAGTCGGAACAGACGCGGAGTACGACGAAGAAGGCTACTTGAATCTAGCGTTAGACGAGGACGATACAGACATGGATTTCGGGGAATACTACTACGATATTAAGCTCGTGAACTCCGACAACAAAGAAACGCTAGTTTTTGGAAAACTTAATATAGTGCCTGTATGCACATTGAGGGTATAGCATGGCAAGAATAAACATTGTAAACGCAGACAACAAGATAGACGCTACGCCGCAGCGAGCATACTTCAAGCTTAAACAGACTGGCGGCCCAAAAGGCGAGAAGGGCGATACTGGCGCGCAAGGCCCTATTGGCCCACAAGGCCCACAAGGAGCAAGCGCTAGCGTTAGCGTGAACTCTACAACGACGCTCCCAGCAGGCTCTAGCGCTACTGTAGAAAACATCGGCACGGCGCAGAATGTTAAGCTTAATTTCGGTATACCTACAGGCCCACAAGGCCCACAAGGCGAACAAGGCCCGCAAGGCGCGCAAGGCCCACAAGGGCTTAAGGGCGATACTGGCGCAAAAGGAGATGACGGCGCAGCCGCTACGGTAGACGTGAACGCTACAAACACGGGCGCTCCTGGCACTAATGCTCTAGTCGAAAATGTTGGCACGAACACGGCAGCCCTGCTTAATTTCACAATCCCTAGAGGAGAAAAGGGCGAGACTGGTACTAACGCTACAATCGAGATAGGCACTACAACGACGCTCCCAGCGGGCGATAATGCAACCGTGCAAAATGTCGGCTCGGAGACTGCTGCCGTGCTTAATTTCGGCATACCGCAAGGCGAGAAGGGCGAGAAGGGCGACGATGGCGCAAGCTTTTCTACGCAAGTCGTACCAACCTTGCCAGAAACTGGCGAAGAGAACGTCTTTTACCTTACGCCAAAAGCGCACACGACGGAAACCGCAACGGGCAACCCTATCACGGCAACCGTAACAGAAGATGCAGGCGCTATCGAGAGCTTCCAGCTAGACGGCAATACGTTCCAGCAGACTTATACAGGGAAGAACCTAGTAAAACCAGTTACAACATCAAGCATTACATCATCGTATGATGCCGCAACTGGCGAGTATAGCGTTAGCAGGGAGACTGCGGCCTCATGGCCATGGCTAACTGGATATTGCACTTTGTCGCAGACAATACCGAGCGGCACGGAAATAACTATATCCAGAAATGTAGGAAGCACTTTTAGTTTTTGGGTTAGGACATACCACCCAGACAATACTTACGGCTCATATAACTTTGGAACTACCACGCTGTCGCAAGCCATAACAGAAGAAAAGGATATAGACAGAATAGTTATTATGGCTAACGCCGTCCCTGATAACTTTTCTTATTCTTTCAAGCTCCAACTAGAGCTAGGCAACGAGGCCACATCATTCGAGCCTTATGTCGGCGGTACGCCAAGCCCTAGCCCAGACTACCCGCAGCCAGTTCAAACAGTAACAGGAGAGCAAACTATCTCTATCAACGGAACTGACTATCCTATCAACCTCGGCAAGAATCTGTTTAATAAAGGTAACTATACCGATGCTGACGGTTATTATATTGGCGGTTCTGGAAGGTACACCGCAGCAAGCAATAACCATACGGCGATAATACCGATTGAGCCAAACACTACTTACACCGTTTCCAAAACAGCACAAGCCACTTACAACCGTTTTAGGGTTGGTATATCCGATACGCTCGCAAGCGCAGGCGATTACTTTCCAATCTGGGGCGGCTCTGACAGCGCTACAGAGGTTACTTTGACTAGCGGTAGCAAGTCAAGATATATGTACATCTACTATGCCGTAACAATAAATGTTAGCGATGCAATAGCCTCTTTGATGCTAGAAAAAGGCGCAACCGCCACAACATACGCCCCGTACTTTACTCCTATCGAACTCTGCAAGCTCGGAGACTATCAAGACTATATCTACAAAGATGGCGATGATTGGAAAGTACATAAAGCGACAGCGGCTTACACGCTTAACGGGACAGAAAGCTGGAGCGAAACGTCAACGGGCGTACCATATACAACAGCCATTAAAGACTACGCAATAAGCGGCAACACGCCTGTATCAGAATATTTCATAGGCTCAACGAACAGAGCGCAAGCCGCCACTTTGCCAGATAACAACATAGGCTTTAACGACACAAATTCGGCGGTTCGATTATGGGTTAAATACCTAGATAAATGGAGTACTGGCGCTAGCGTAGCCACTTGGCTAGCACAAAATCCAGCGACAATTTACTACGCGCTAAAGAGCGCATCGCAAACCGACACAGCCATAACCGACTCAACCCTTATTGCCCAGCTCGAAGCTATCAGAACGGCCGCACTAGAGAGCGGCGCAAACACCATAACCAACTCTGCGGCAGGCTCTAACTTGGCTGGCGATATGGAGATTACTTACTACGGCTACGACCCAACCAACCGCTACGACAAGTTTATCTGGCTCGACTTAAACAACAACTACGAGCAGATTGGGAGCTAGCATGGAAGCTATAATAGTCAGCCTAATTGGGGCGATAGCGACTGTAGCTACAACCGTTATATCTGCAAAAAAGGCAGGCTCTAAGGCGGATAGATACGACGCTAAAAACTCTATAATTATGATGATTATGGAGGACAGGCTGCTCTGGAACGAGGGCAAGCTACCTGTAAACTACCAGAATATCTTGCACGAGTACGATATCTACCACGCCAACGGCGGCAATAGCTACATAACGGAAAAAGTAGAAAAGTATAAAGCTTGGTTCGCAGAGATTCAAGCAACGAAAAAATAATAGAGAGCCTCGTTTTTGAGGCTCTTTTAAGAAAGGAGTGCGCTATGTCGCAATCTTCACTAGTAACTAAACAATGGTGGGCAGACCCATCGAACTACACAAAAGGCAGGCAGGACACTATACGCGGGATTGTAATACACCACGCAGCTAGCACGAGCCTAGATAGTGTAGGCCAAGTGTTCAGCACTCCAGGGCGCAACGGCAGCGCGCATTATGGCGTATGCGCTGGCCAAGTCCATCAATACGTTAGAGAAGAGGATACAGCATGGCATTGCGGGAACTGGCTCGGGAATAGTGCTACAGTCGGCATCGAGTGCATAAACAGCACGGGCGCGCCAGATTGGAAAGTCAGCGACGCAACTATACAGACAGTTATTAAGCTCGTAGCAGACATCGCCAAGCGCAACAACCTCGGCAAACTATGGCTAAACCCTGATGCGGACTACCCGACATTAAGCGGCCATCGAGACTGGTACGGCTCTGCAACATACTGCCCAGGAGACTACCTATATAGCAAGCTCCAGTACATCGCAGATAAAGCAAACGAGATTAACTACCCTCCAGCAAAGGCGGAGCTTAAGTGGGGCAAGCTTGCAAAGGTAACAATTTACAAGTGCGCGAAGCAGCCAACATATCTGTACGGCTTTAACCATACCCACGCCACGAATGTTGAAAAGATTAAGAATTTCGACAAAGGCGAGCTAATAGAGATTTACGGCAAAGTCGAAAATAAAACTATCGGCAGGACATATCTTCTAACGGAGTATAGCTATACGAAGAAGATAGCTAACGGCTTCCTCGAGGCGGATATGGAAAAATACGAACCGCAGGCAGAATCCGATATCGTAACAGTCCCAGAGGAGGGCGCGAGCGGCAATGTAGAAGATAACCCGCGCGGCCTTACGGATTTCGACTACTCGAAAACGCTTCAAGAGTTTAACGGGGCCGCAAAAACAATCGAAGATAAAGCGAAGGAGCAAAAAATTATGATTCCGATGAGCAACAAGGTTTACGATATTTTGAAAATCGTAGCTATCGTTATTCTCCCGCTTATATCCGCAACATATATTGCGTTGAGCAAAATATGGGGCTTCGGGTTCGGCGCAGAGATTGACCAAACAATCCAGATTATTATAGCTGCCATCAACACCGTACTAGGCCTAGCGCTGGTTAAGAGTTCAAGCGACTATCACAAGAGCGATAAGTAACATAGAGGGCTTTGCGCCCTCTATCCTGCTTAGCTTTATGTTGTCTTTTCGCTAGGCGGGGTAGAGGCCACAACGCCTCTTCGCACGTTAAAAGTTCCGAATCGAAAGGAGTGGGCAAGAATGAAAGTTACAGTTTTTATCCGAATCGCAGGCAAAATCGACAGCAAGCAGCTCTGGGACATTATCGAGCATTTCGGCGGGATAAATGTTACGGACTGCAACGAGTATACGCTGGTTTACGGCGAGTGCTATGCCGAAACTATGAGCCGCATAGTCTACCATTGCGCGCTCTTCGGGGACATCATGGTAGAGATTATGCACAGCAAGACTGCTAAATAAGGGGGGCGGTATATGTGGGACGCAAAGGAAGAAGGCTGCGCAAGCGCCAGCGCGCTGCGCATACAAACAAGCATCACCTTATATTCCAGAGATGCCATTTTAACAGCGGCTACGGGCTGCTGCTGCGCCAGAGCTTCGTGTACGAGCTAGACGTAGACACACATAACAAGCTGCATAGAGACATACTGCACGACATACCAAAGCCGTCCGAGAAGGCGCTAGAAGCCGTCTGGAGGGCGTATACGCAGCATAAAGCAGAAATAGACGAGCTAGACATCGTAGAGGCCTGCAAGTGGCTTGCAGACGCGTGTAACGACAACGCATGGCGAGCCTGCATGATGCGCCAATACTGGTTCTTATTTTCGGAGCTATATTAAAGCCAAAGGGCGGCCACGAGTCGCCCTGCTTTATTGACAAAACATGAGTAATTTGCTAAGCTATAAGTAATATCGTTATGCCAACCGATAGCCTCGATGTCGAGGCATTTTTTGCTTCAGGAAGAAAACAACGGCAAGCAAAGCTTTACGCTCGAAGCCAAGCAAGCCCACATAAGCTAAACAGAAAGCTCGAAGAGCGGACGGCTTTTTGTTGCGCAACATCTAACGGAGGTACAACAGATGAAAGAGGAAACGGCTAAGCCAAACATTGGCAATGGTTCTTCCCTAAAGATTAAAGCTATATTAGTAGAGAAGGGCCAAAAAGAGCCGAAAAACAGAGGTAGAGTATGTGGAAAAACATACGAAAATTGTGGAAAAGGTTGTGTAAAAACTCGCAAAAACTGTGGAAAAGTAAGTATGGCAATAGAAAGAAGCAACCAAGCAGAGAGACTAGCGGACTTTTTAATAGACAGGCTCGAAGCAGAAAACTGCCGCAAGTATTTCATTAAGTGTGCGTACCATCTCTCTATGGACGAGATAGCAGAAGCGCTACAAGAAGCATACAGGCCTAATGTCATATCAAGAGTTAAGTATTTCAACGCGATAACGAAAAAGATGCTCGCTAAAAGAGGCTTTTAGGCTATAATTCCTCCTTTATCTAAACAAAAACAAAGGAGGATTTTTTATGCGAATCAGTCAAGCTTTTGACGCTTATTTTACGAACTATATGGCGATACGCCACCAATCTATCAGAATACGCGAAACACACGATGCTGCGCGCAAGCTACTAATGCAATACTTAGGCGATAAGGATATGTCAGAGATAACGATACAAGACATATCGTACTGGGTAAGAGAGATGCGAAAAACACGATGCTTAAACACGGTAAGAAACTACATAACCCGCCTGCGAGTCGTTGCAAGCTACTGCGAGCTGCTCGATATACCGTGCATAAAATCCGCTCTAATCCCAATCCCGAAGAGAGAAGCCACCGTGCCAGCGTTTTTAACCGAAGAAGAGGTAACAAAAATGATAGACAGGGCCTACAACATACGGAACGCGTTTATAATTTCGCTGCTGTATAGCTCGGGGATTCGCCTATCGGAGCTAATACAACTTAACCGCGGGCAAATCATAGACAACTGCTTTACAGTAATCGGCAAAGGCTCGAAGCCGAGAGTATGTTTTATCGACAACAGAACATCGCGCCTAATGGCCTTATATTGCGCTACAAGGCACGATAATTGCGACGCGCTAATAATATCGAACCAGACACAAAAACGGCTCACAAAGACGAATATAGAGCTTCTAGTGAAGAATAGCGCGCGGAGAGCAGGCATAACCGACAAGCGCGTAACGCCGCACACGCTGCGGCACTCCTTCGCCACTAATTTCCTGCGCAATAATGGCAATATGCGCTACCTATCCGCAATGCTAGGGCATACCAGTATGCAAACAACGATGCAGTATGCCCATGTAGTAGATGTGGACTTGCGCAAGCAGTATGAAAAATACCACTCGTGCTAAAAATAAGCCTTAAACATTATTGACTTTTTGCCTAAGAAGCGCTATTATAGAGATAACAAGTTGCACATGGACAAGCGAATCGAGCAAAAATAGCTAAGCTTGGTTTCAATCTCTTAAAAGGTAGAGCGCTTCTATGGCATAGAAGAGGTGAGGAGTTCGAATCTCCTATGCTCCACCACTAAAGAAAATTGAAGAATCCTCCAAGCTTAGGCTTGGGGGATTTTTGCGCGCAATCGAGGCTATCAGTCGGCATAACGATAGCTTCGTAGCGCAGAAGATTAACTACGACACATCGAATACTTAGAATGTTAACAATTTGGGCGAATTAAAAGCCAGACGGCAGAGCCTTTCCTCATATAGAACGATTTAGAGGTATAAAGGACGGCCAGAAGGCACAATCAAGCGCAGATTTAGCCTGCGGCGCGTAAACAGGGAGAAGCGCCGCTAAACAGCATATCGTACTTTATTCGGACTTATAGGATAGTGTTACATTTTTTATCTCCTAGCATAAAAAACACGTTTCGATTATCAAAATTTTTGTCTATGTTTAATTAACCCAACTTAGAGAATTCTTTACTTTGCCGCAGGCTTAACCTGCGCTTGATAACAGTAAAATAACAATTCGCTAGCCTTGCGGCGAGCCTAAGCCTTTCGCTAAAACACAAAAATACTCTTTGTTTTTGACCTATCAAAATTCTTTCTAAAACTCCATTTGTTAGAAAACTATTTACACTCTTTAGGCTCGCTACACGGCTAGCGAGAAGGGAGAAAAATGAAAAAAGTAAAAGCCGTTGCGCTAGTCGCTACGGTGGCGCTATGCGTAGTGTTTTTAGTAATCGTTAACAACCGCGAAGAAGCGCCTAAATATCAACTTGGCTGCGAAGCCAGAATAACTGGGGAGGCTTATATATGTCGGTAGAAAAAACGACTATCGTAAAGAAAAGCTCGAAGGCGTACGGATACAACTACGCCTGCTTAGCGGACATAGTTAACGCAGGAATCGAGCTGCCGCAGATGCGGCTTAGCGAAGATGGGGACTTTATCGAATACAAGGACGAGCAAGGCGAGTGGCAACGCGGCGCTAAAATCGTGATACCAGAGATGAAGGGTAGCAATGAGGCCCAGAGGTACGGGGCGGCCCTAGAATATGCAAGGCGTTATACGACGATGCTAGCGAAGCAGGTATGCAGCTCTGACGATAAGAAAATCGAGAAGGCTGCGCCAGTCGAAGATAAAAAGCTAGATTTTGACGAGATTCGCGAGCATCTGAAGGGCTTAACCAACGAATTTGCTATAGCACAATACTCCAAAGAGGTAGCGCGTAAATATCCAGCGCCTACAGAGAAGCAGCGCTACGCTATTCAAACCATGTTCAGTAACCGCCGCGCAGAGATAAGCACGAGGGTTGCCTAATGAAAATTATAGAGGTAGAGCAAGGCTCTTCCGAATGGTTGAGCTTTAGAGAAGGCAAAAGAACTGGCACAAGCATAGGTAAATTCTTTGCCAAGTCCAGAAAAACTGGAGAGATTTACGACACAGAGAAGCCGCTGCTGACAATCTACGAAAAAATAGCAGAACGGCTCGCAGAAGGAACTGCGGACGATGGCCTAGACTCGAGCAGAGAGCGCGGAAAAGCGCTCGAAGCCGAGGCGGTAGAACGGGCCGAGCAAGAGCTAGGGCTAAAGCTAATTCGCGGGAATGTGTGGCAGGCAGACGATGCCAACCACATAGAATCGCCAGACGCATACACGGCAGACTTAAAAACGGCCGTAGAGATAAAATGCTTGGCTAGTTCGCGCCATGTGCAGGCGATTCTAACCAACGAGCCGCCTAAAGAATACTACGCGGAGTATATCAACTACTTTCTAGTCAACGACAAGCTAGAAACGCTGTATGTGTGCTTATACGACTCGAGATTCTTTATGCAGCATCTACAGTTTAAGGCGTTCAAGATAGCGCGAGAGGACATAGCATACGAGCTTGCGCGCATGGCCGATATCGACGAAGCGGCCGAAAAGTTTATCGCAGAAGCGGTAGAGAAACTAATTAAGGAGGGCGAATGAAGGACAAGCTAACGCAACTAGTGCAGGCCTATCACGATGACGGCGCAGACACGCGCCACACGCTAGATAGCGCAGCAGATACGCTGATTATGGAACAATGCGAAGCGCTGCGCATAGACTTAACAGACGAAGAATACGAGCGCTTTATGTGCATCATGCGCGGGGTGTGCGCTGACTATACGGACTGGGACGCAATCGCTAGAGCAGACGAGGAGGCAAGAGAGTACGAGGACGCTAAGAGAAGCGCGATTTATAAGTAAAACTACGGCTGTTCAAACTTGGGCAAAGCTTACGCTTCGCCCCAGCGGCGTAAATAGTTAAATGGAACCGCGCCGCTAGGGGGGGGTATAACAACTCCCCAGATGTCTTAAATCATGACTGCGGCAGAACCCTGCCGAGTCGCTACACAAGGCTAACAGCCTAACCGCCTTATCCTCTATGCGAGAGGGGATAAGGCAAAGCAAAAGTAACAAGTAAAGGAGTAAAAACCATGACAAAAATCAAAGTTAAAGCAGACAAGCTATGCGGAGTAGAGCAGATTGTACCCGTACACTTTGTACCATCGCGCGAGAAAGTGCTAGACGCGCTTAGGAGATACCCAGAGAGCGACTATAAAGCGATGATTCGCGCCAGCAAGCAATATCGCAAAGCTGATGCCTTGCTAGAAAATGTAGAGTAACGATGAAGAAGCGCGAGGACACGCCAGAAGAGCTTAAAGAACTAATAGCCGACACTATCGTACTAGCAATAGTTACGGTAGTTGTCGGAATAGTGATAGTGATAGGGATTATTAAAGCATTGGAGGTAGTATGCGAACTATTATAATTTCGGCCGAGTATTGCGAAGAAGATTACGACACTATGTCGCTAGTTAAGAATCTTATGCAGGGCTTAGCGAAGAATTACGATTGCTTGGAAAATAATACGCGCATCGTGAAGGGCAAGCCAATTTTTACAGAGCAAATCGTGGAGAGGCTAAGGCATGAAGCTACGCAATAAAAAGACAGGGAAAAGGGGTTTGATTGGAAATTGCACCAATGACTTCATTGTTGTTTATCCAGTCAATGAAAAATGGGAAGCCTACGACGACGAAAAATATGTATATTTCACAATATCAGACTTTTGTGAAGATTGGGAGGACGACGAACCAGCCGAGCCACTCATCAAAGACGAGAAAGTCCGCAAAGCCGTGCGAGCATGGGCTGAAACAAATAGCATAGACAAGATAATCATATTTGATTATATCAACGACAGCCCCTACGTCTCTGCTGGAGAGGTAAAGTTCGCAGAATTCGGCGGACACTCGGATATTCGGCTCAGGACAGATGAAAAATTCGATACAGACAAAATATACACCGTCACCGAACTCTGTGGAGAGGAGGAAGAATGAAAGTCTATGTAGTTTGGGACAATTCGGGCTTTATGAACGAGGGCAATATTTATGGGGTTTGCGCAAATCTCAAAGCCGCAGAGAAGCTACAGAAAGAAACCAATGCAATCAGCATAGATGAGTTTGAACTCTGCGGAGAGGAGGAAGAAGGATGCGAGAGCTAAAGTTTAGAGTGTGGGATAGAAAAGAAACTGAGTGGCTAGCTTTAGGCGCTACTGGCATTGATTGCTCAAACGGCAAATTGGTCGATTATGAGTACGAGGGCGTAACAAAAGCAAACCAGGAAAATTATATAGTCGAACAATTTACAGGCCTTAAAGACAAGAACGGCAAAGAGATATACGAGGGGGATATCCTTGATGTTTCTAGTGTATTCGTAAAGCCAAAAAAGATGATTGTAAATTTTAGCGAAATGGCTTGCGGGTTTGAGCCTTTTGCGAACGGTTGCCCTGATTGCTATTTTCCAGTAGGCAAAGATGTTGAGGTTATAGGCAATATCCACGAAAACCCAGAGCTGCTAGAGGAGGGCGAATAATGGCAGGCACAAAAGCAGGCGGCCTAAAAACGGCCGCAACTAACAAAGCTAAGTACGGCGATGAATATTACGCAATTATCGGGCGGCAAGGCGGCATAAACGGCCATACGGGCGGCTTCGCGTCTAACCGAGAGCTTGCAAGCCGAGCTGTGGCTATTGGCGGCAAGATTAGCAAAAGAGGGCCAGCGAAACCAAAGAGCGCGGATAGTGCGCTTAAGAGAGGTTAATAGAATATGAAACTAACTACAAAGACAGGCAAAATCTATGTATTCGGCTCCGTAACAGATTGCGGCGTAGACGGAGTTTGCCTAGAGATGAAAACAGTAACGGCAGACAACAAACTCGTAGCGCGAAAGGTTGTTTATCCGACTTGGGGTAAACTACTAGAACGGCTTAACACGCTAGAAGAGAGCGAGTATTAACAGATGTCTTTTGCCGAAGATTTAGAGTATGGCAAGAAGGGCGAGCAACTCGTACGCCATATTCTTGAATCTTCGCAAAAGTTTAGCGCTATCTGGGATTGCTCGGAAGATAAATATTTCCAGGGCAAAGACATAGATATACTCGCGTTGGCGATGGACGGCCATATAGCTAAATACGAGGTTAAGACGGACAGGCTAGCGCATAAAACAGGCAACATAGCATACGAGACAAAGACGGGCGGCGGCGGATTAGGCTGCCTAGAAAAGACGGAGTGCGATTTTATCATGTACTACACGGCTGGCAACGGCAGGCTGTATTGCATGGAAACGAAGAAGATACGCGAATACATAGCGAGGAAGCGTCCTAAGAGGATACGCATGGGCGATAACGCGTTAGGCTATCTTCTCGAGATAAAAGACTTAATTAGGGAAAGGAGGATAGTACGAGTTCTTTAACTGGTTGTAAGACTGGCAAAAGGCGCTACGCATCGAATAAAGAAGCGCAGGCCGTAGCTAGGCTTATGAATAAGAAAAAGCATAGAAACGGCATAGGAAAATATGCGCGAACTTATCTATGCGGCATCTGCGCTGGTTATCACATAACTAGCCAGAAAGACGGAAAAATAAAACCATGATTGCGCCGCGAGCTGTCTATTGTATTGGTGCAGTAGACTCAAACGGCGCAAGCCATCGCCCCTAGTCTCCATTATGCTAGGGGCGAAAAAGAGAAAACGGAGGTGATGTGATAAAAAGAAAAACAAAAGAGGCGCGAGGGCTGTTGTTATACCTGATTCGATGGCAGTTAAGCACTCCGATACTAGCTATAGCGCTTTGCCTATTCAGCTCGTTAGGAACGCTTGCGGCAACAGTTATCGCTAACCTTATTGGGGGACTTATATTTTACTGGGTAGATAGGTGGATATTCGATGGCAGAAGATAAAACGCCTAAGAAGCGCCCGAAGCTAACGCCTAAGCAGGAAAAGTTCGTAGTAGAGTACGCAAAGAACGGCGGGAACGGAACTAAAGCGGCGCTAGCGGCTTATGATACAGATAGTTACGGAGTGGCTAACCAGATAGCGCATGAAAACTTGAAAAAACCTACAATTTATGAGGAAGCTAGAGCTGCGCTAGCGAAGCACAACGTAACGCTAGACAGAATGAGCAAAGTCGTAAGCGATGCGCTAGACGCTGAAGAAGGCGGCAAGATAAAGCATGAAACGCGCCTAAACGCCGTAAAGACGGCCGCAACGCTGTACAAGCTAGGCGAACGCGAAAAAGACGTGCAGATTAACATAGGCGAGGTTAAAGGGCTGGAGGTGGTGTTTAAGAACTATGCGGACGATAAAGAATAGGCCTTATGCAGTTAGGCCAGACGGGACTATAGCGATACTGGTAGAGCGCAAAAAGGCGCTAGAGAAAATAGAGGCATTTATAGAGTTATTGGACAAGATGCCGAGGAACTTTAAGAGATATGGCAGAGAGTGAAGCAGATTTACAAGTTAAAGTGGCCGACTACTTGCGGCTACAATATCCGAGCGTGATATTTCATAGCGACTACGGCAGCGGCATAAAGCTAACGATGGCGCAGGCGGTACGGCAAAAGCGACAGAACGGCGGCCGCAGAGCTTGGCCCGATATGTTTATCGCAGAGCCAAGAGGAGAATCTAGCGGGCTATTTATCGAGCTGAAGCGCGAAGGCACGAGGCTAAAGAAGAAAACGGGGGAGTTCGCAAGCAAGCATATAGAAGAGCAGGTAGTGTTACTAGAAAAGCTGCGCAGAAAAGGCTATACGGGCGCTATCGTATGCGGATTCGACGAAGCAAAAACAATAATAGACAGGTACTTAAAATGACAGGACAAGACTTAAAAGAGATTAGAAAACAGATGGGACTAAACCAGACGCAGATAGCGAAGGCCGCAGGCACGTCGCAGAACGCTATAAGCCGCATCGAGACAGGCAGAGCATCATTTGTAGACGATGCGCAGGCGGTACTCGCAGCGTATGGCCTTAAGGTTGTAAGGACTGTAGATGCGGAAGCTGACTAAAAAAGAGCGGAGAGCGGTAGAACTAGCGCTAAAAAGCGAGGGGCTGGCGCTAGAAACTACGCGAATGATAGTCGACTATAAGCAAAAGGACGATTTTTATATGTTGTATATCACGGCGCTAGACGGCAAAAAGAGCCACCTTATCGGGATTCCGCTAAAAAGCGAGCCGAGCGTAAGCGCAGTTATAGAGCAGCTAAAAAGCATCACGAAAACAGTAACGGAGGCGCTATGACGCGATACACGATGCGTATAACTCGCGACTTTACGGACGCGAAAACACTACAACCAAGATTGCACGGCCAGTATATAGAGGTAGAGGACGAGCAGAGAGCGCGCCTTATATCTTCGCTCGGGCTAGGGCATATCTCGAAAATAGAACACGAGCCAAAAGAAGGGCCGCGTATTTTATTTATTTCTACGAGGCTATACAAGATAGGCGGGCTAGAGACGGCAGATAGAGCTATCTCTGAGCAATTCAAGAGCAAAAATATTGCCTTCCTGACGCTAAACACGGACGCTGCGTGTACGGAGCAGCTATTGTACTTGGGGAGATATCACGATGTTTACGCCGACAACGGAGAGGGGCGCTACGAGTGCGACGTAGCAATATTCCAGCACTACGACTCTGCGCTAGCTATAGACAGAATCAAGGCCCGTAAGTATTACCAACAATGTCATAACGACTTGAGTACGCTAAAGAAGGTTGCGACATTCCAGAACATAAAATATGCCAATGCCGACAAGATGGATAAATTCTTAGCCGTCTCCGAAACGGCGAAGGCGGGGCTTAAGAAGGAGCTGGGCATAGACAGCGTAGTCGTGCCTAATTTGATGCCAGAGCCGCGCAAGCTGCTAAAGTTCGTCGTGCTAAGCCGAGCGAGCCGCGAAAAAGGCATAGACAGAGTTATAGAGCTGGCGAAGCGGATAGAAAAGTATACGAGCGACTTTGTTATATTCCTTGCCGCCAACCTAGAGCAGAGCGAAAACGCGGCGCAGATTAAGGCTAGCGGCCATATCGTGCCAGTAGAGCCTAGCGTGTACGCGGAGGCGCTGCTAGAAGGCGCAGACTACCTTATACAGCTATCGCGCTCGGAGAGCTTCTGCTACAGCGTAAGAGAAGCCCTAGCGCGCAAAGTCCCTGTCATCGTCTCGGACTTGGCAGAGCTTCGCAAACTCGTTACGGACGGCGAAAACGGATATATTTTAGCCGATGATATGCCAGAAGAGCAGATATTGAACATTATTAACAAAATACCGAAGCCGAAAAAGGCTTACACGCAAACAGTAGCGCCAATTTGGTATAAGGCGCTAAAAGGAGAACTATAGATGGCAGACTTATCTATTATTATTCCGATGTATAACAACTGTAAAAACGTAGCGGAGACGCTGCACAAGCTATATATACAGGCGCAAGACGTAAAAATCGACTTGCAAGTTATTGTTATTAACGACGGTTCTAGCGAGAGCGTAGTGGACGTAAAGCGCAAGTGTAAGCAATACGGATTTGAGTATTACAGCCAAGCCAACGCAGGCGGCGCGGCGACGTGCAACAGGGGGCTAGAGAAGGTTAAGGGCGATTACTTTACCTTTATTGACGCTGACGACTCTATAACGGACGGCTACGTCGCTATCATGGCAGAAGAGGTTAAAAGCGGCGCAGAGTTTATTACTAATAAATGGCTTACGCTCGATTGGCGCGTAGGCGAAACGTTCCCTATGCCGTTGCCTAACCACAATGTATGGGCCAACGTCTATAAGTCGCATTACTACAAAGGCATACCATTTGACGAGAAAAGGCAAGTCGCATGGGATTGGGATTGGCTACAGCGCGCAAGCGAGGCCAACGCATCGCCAATAACCTTGCACACGAACTATTTAACAAACATTTACAACGATGTTAACCCCGACTCGATAACTAACAAGCATCTGCGCGGAGAGATTGGAGAGTGGCGCTAGATGGTATTTAGCATCATCATACCGAATTACAATAACTCGCGCTGGCTGCGCAAGTGCCTAGATAGTGTGATTGCGCAAAAGTTCAGCAGCTATGAGGTGATTTTTGTAGACGATTGCAGCAGCGATAACAGCTTAGACATAGCCAAGGAGTATATACGCAAGTTTAGAAGCTTGCATATCGTACGCTGCCATGAGAAGCAGTACAACGGCGGCGCTAGAACAGAGGCGCGCTAGGGTGTACGACAACATAATTAACAATAGATTTGAACAGGGGTAGAGATGGCTAACAAAATAGAAATATTTGTGCCAGAGCAATACAAGGAACTGCTACAACCTAGCCAGCAATGGCGACACTTGATATACAAGGGCGGCCGTAGCTCTGGCAAGTCGTACCAAGTTGCGCTATCGAGGCTTATTCTAGGCTCGCAGAAGCGCCTACGCGGGCTTTGTACGCGCGAGTTTCAAAACTCTATGGACGACTCCGTAAAAGCGCTTCTAGGCGATTTGGTGAGCAAGTACGGGCTAAACGATTGGGAGGTGTTAGAAAAAGAATTACGCAACAAGCGTACAGGCTCGGAGATTCACTTTAAGGGCTTGCATAACAACGCGCAGACTATCAAATCTTATGAAGGCGTAGATTGGTGCTGGGTAGAAGAGGCGCAAAGCGTTTCTGCCGAATCAATAAACACGCTTATACCGACTATCCGTAAAGAAGGCTCGCAGATTATATGGACATACAACCCGCTAACAGAACACGACCCAGTAAAAGAGCTAGTCGAGGATAGGTACAGAGACAAAGGCAACGCGTATATATTGCATATTAACTCTGATGCGGTAGAGGAGCTATTAAGCCCAGAGATTAAAGCCGAGCGCGAGGCCATGAAGGAAGATAACCCAGATATGTATGCCCATGTATGGCTGGGCCAACCTCTGACGGCGAAAACAGGTACGGTATTTGGCAAGCAGATAGCGCAAGCCGAGATAGACGGGCGAATCGGCTCTGTGCCGTACGATGCGGCGGCAGGCGTATATACGGCCTTCGATTTAGGTATAGGCGATTCTACGGCTATATGGTGGTTTCAGATTATCGGGCAAGAGATACACTTTATAGAACATTACGAATCTAGCGGCGAGGATTTGGCGCACTATATATCCGTACTCAAAAACAAGCCATACAACTACGCTAAACACTTTTTGCCGCATGATGCGCGCCAGCGCGAGCTACAAACGGGCATGACTCGCGTAGAGTTCTTCGAGAATAACGGCATATATAACGTAGAAGTATTGCGCCCAACCAACTTTACGCTTGGGCAAGACGATATAAACCTTATTGCGCGCCCAAAGTTTAGCAAAGTATGGATAGATAGAGAAAAATGCGCAAGAGGGCTAGAGTGCTTGCGAGCCTATCACTACGAGTATGATGAGAAAAACAAGCTGCTTAAGAGCAAGCCCGAACACGATTGGAGCAGCCATAGTAGCTCGGCGTTTATTTATGCACTTATGGCGGCGGAAGAGAGCGAAGAAACAAGCGCGTACAGCGTTAGATTTAAGACTTATACGCCAAAACCGTTTAGAAAGTCTGGTGGAGATATTGACTTTTAATTATGTGGTATACTAAAGCTAATGGCGATGTCGTAGAAACGCAGATGGCTAAAGCCAAAAGTGAAAGCGACAAGAAACAATCTGACAAGCTACTCAGTAAATACCTTAAGATGTTTACTGATAGCTGGACTTATGCGCAGCAAAATTATCACACAACTTGGGAAAATAACTGGAAACTATACCGCAATATCCGCACGACGCACAATGAACTAGTGCCTATCGAAACTTTTGTGCCGATGGTTAATTCTACCGTTAATACTATCGTCGCAACTCTTTTCAACTCTAATCCGTCTGTGCAGTATATCCCGAACCACCCCGACCAAGATGCAGATACGGCCGTGCTGAACGAGGTATACCAAGACTTTGCGCGCAGAGACGGCTGGGAGCAGAAAAACAAGATAAACGGCCGACAGGGCGTTATCACGGGCAACTATTGCGCGTACTATGAATGGCGCAACGATGCTAACGGCGGTTATGTGCATAAAGTTATCGTGCCAGTTCGCGATATGATTATCGACCCGCAAGCTACAAGCGCTGAAGATTGGCGCTATGTTGGCCGCCGCTTCTTTGCAACTAAAAAAGAACTCGAAAACGAGCTTATTTACGACTTAAAGACAGGCAAAGATGTAAAGCGCTACAAGAATCTCGAAAACATCAACGAAGGCGGCACGGCTGGCGGCACGGTGGATAGCGAGAGCGACAAGGTAAAGAAGGACCAGGCTTTAGGCTCGACCGCCCCGAATAACGGCGAAATGGTGGAGCTTATCGAAATCTGGACTCCAGAGAGAGTCGCAGTTATCGCTAACAGGGGTACGCTAATCGAAGAGCGCGAAAACCCATACTATACCCTAGCAAAAAGCAAGTTCGAGCAGCGCAAGCTAGAGCATGATATCCAGCGCGCAGTTAAACTGGCCGAAGAGGGCCAAGATATCGGAGAATATCCAGAAAAGTTCGACAAGAAGAGCGCAACGCTGCTGCCATTCGCGCATGGCTGCGAATATCAAGACGTCTCGCTTATTTACGGCTCATCAGATGTCGATATCATCGCAGACGAGCAAGAGCTGCTCAACACGCTAACCGAGCTTAACGTCTCGGCCGTATTCTACCAGCTATTCCCAGAGAGGCAGATAGACCCGAAATTTGCAGATAAAATCGACAACCTCGACCCAGCGCCAGGCAAGGTATATCCTTTGCCAGCAGGCGCAATCGGCTGGAACAACCCTCCTGCAATCCCGTCTAACGCGTTCACGGAACGCCAAAACATTAAAGCGGAAATTCGCGAGAGCGCTAGCGTTTCTGAAATCTCTAAGGGCATCACGGCAACCGACAGCACGACGGCTACAGAGATTAAGGCTATGCTTTCGCAGGCGGATATCAGAATCCAAGAAAAGGCCCAGAATCTCGCTAACGGGTTCTTCTTCCAAGAGTGCAAGATTGTATTTAAGCTTCTACAGCTATACGCTTCCGAAGATTATATGGTACGCACTATCGGAGATACTGGCGTAGAGTGGCATGCCGTAGATATGGGCAGATTCTTAGGAGAATATACGCCTATGGTAACGCTCGATGTACAAAAGAAGCTCGAAGATGCAGAGAAGCAAGAAGCGTACACAAACGCCTTCCAGATGATTATTGCCGACCCGTCAAACAACCTACAGGCGGCAAAAGAGATTCTATACAAGAAAATCATGCCAGAGCTAAGCGCGGAGGAGATTAAGCAAATTATTACGCCAGCGCAACAGCAGCCGCTAGACGGCGCTATGCCAATGCCAGAGCCAACTATGGCGGACGAAGCGGCAAACGCGCTAGAAACGCAAGATATGGCCGTAGAGGAGCAATATGGACAAATGGGACAAGGCTAAAAAGCAACGATGGCGGAACTTATGGGCGGGAGAGTTCGGCCAAGCGATGCGAGAAGCATTAAACGAACAAAAGCTAACATACATCAACGAAGCGCTAGCGGAAAAGGGTAAAATGGATTCAGAGATAGCGCGCTTGATGGCAAAAGCTAGCGCCATAGAAGATATAGAGCGGACGATAATAGTAACGACAAAATAACAACCAGCTAAACGCTAAATTACACCAAAGCACCTTAAAAAAGTTCGGCATAATGGCCGACACCTCGACTCGTCTAAGTAAATATTACTTAAAAATCCAGCAAGGGCTGGCGCATCGCCAAAATGCAAGACGAGTCGGGCTGTCGGTGGCAAGAACCACCGAGCAACCATAAAAACTTTTAGGAGAGTTCTATGGAAGAACAAACTGTAAACGAAGCACAGCTTTTCGACGCCTCCGATATTGAGCCAACTGCAGACGGCGCTTTAGAGGAACAAGCAGAGATACAGCCCGATTCGGCAGTCGAGGAAACCAAAGAGCAAACGACTAGCGAAGAACAGGAAGCTAGTAGCGAGCCAGCCGCCTCGACGCAAACTGGCGATGCGATAGACGAGTTCTTAGCAAAAAAAGGTATTAAATCTGACGACCCGCAAGCCTTGCGTAAAGTTGCAGAGATGTACCGCAATGTCGAAAAAAGCTTCTACAACAAGAGCCAAGAGAACGCGCAGCTAGCGCGAAGGCTTAGCGAAGCGCAAATACCAGAGGTGCGCCCAGACTATCAGGCATTAAGCGAGGTTCGCGCGATGCGTACAGAGATAGAGACGGAGCGCTGGAAACAAGAGCATAACCTAAGCGAAGCAGACGAAGCGAAAATGGTAGATTATCTAAACATTCCGCTTGTAGACTCGCGTACAGGCCAGCCTATTCTAAATCCAGCAACGGGCCTCCCGTATACGAAGGCAACGCTAGTCCATAACGGCTCGCTGACGCTAGATGACGTGTATACACTATCTGGGGCAGGAAAAGTAGAGGTAGACAACCTAAAGGAAAACTTAAGAGCAGAGGTTCTTAAGGAGATGGAAGCAAGACAAGCCGCCAAGAGGCCTGCCGCAACATCTACGAATAGTACGCAGTTCGGCAAGCCAGACGCAGACGATGCTTTCGCGAGCGCTCTGTTAGGCGACTAAACGACTAACTTTTAACTTTTAGGATTTAATAAAATGGCTGTTAATTTAGCACAAAAATACTCCTCGCAGCTAGACCAGGTATTTACTGCGGGTTCTTATACCGATAAATGGGTTAACAAAAAATACGACTTTGACGGCGTAAAGACTATCAACGTGTACACCGTTACCACCGTTGCTCCTAGCAACTACTCTCGCACCGAGACGGGCGATAGGTTCGGCGGCAACAACGAGCTCCAAGATGTCGTAACAAGCTACCAGCTCGCAAACGACAAGAGCTTTAAGATTGTCATTGACCGCGGCAACTACGAGCAGGGCGCACTTGCAAAGAAGGCAGGCGAAGTCCTCCGCGCAGAGATGGAAGAGCAGGTTATTCCTATGATTGATGCGGACCGCATCGCTACTGTCGCTTCTGGCGCTACGACTGTCTCCCAGGCTGTCAGCTACACCAGCAACGATGCCTACGGCAACGTCCTCTCTATGAGCGCATATCTCGACGAAGCTAAAGCTCCAATCGCAGGCCGCGTTCTTATGGTTACTCCAGCTTTCTACAACTTGATTAAGAAGCAGATTACCACCACCGTTAACGCTTCCGACTACAACGGCAAGCTCCTCGGCCGTGGTTATGTTGGCGAATTGGACGGCTGCCCAGTCGTGAAAGTTCCTACCAGCTATTTCCCAGCTTCTACCAACGCTGTCATGTTCCACCGCGACGCAGTTTTGGGCGCAAAGCAGATTACCAAGACTCGCATTATCACCGATTCTGAATTGGTTGACGGTACTATCCTTCTCGGCCGCTTCATCTTCGACGCATTTGTCTTGAACGGCAAGAAGAAAGCTGTTGCAAGCTGTACTGGCTCTATAACTGCCTAATTACAGAGGTAACAAAAATATTCCGCCCCGATTTTACAGGGGTGGGATATTTTTTATGCAAAAAAGTCGAAAATTGTTATTGACATATCAGTATTACTTATATTACAATCAAAGTAACAAGATAAGCAAAGGAGCAAACAACATGGACAAAACCAAGCGCAACATTAAAGAAATCGAAGAGTTTACAAAATTCTTAAAATACAACTTTAACAACCATCGCAAGCAAGTAAAAACGAGCGAGCATATAAGCGAAATCGAAAACAGCGCAGCCTGCCTTAAAGACTACGCCGAAATCTCGGAAAAAATCGCAACAATCATTAAAGAATATTACGCAACACACTAAATAAAGGAGGAATAAAAATGAACTACTACGGAATCGTAAGGAGAATCTATAAAAACAACGGCAAGATGCCATACGAAACGATAGTTATGCCGAATCTGTTTAAGACTTTTGAAGAAGCAGTAAGGTACGCAATGCACGATAGCGACCAGAGCGGTTTACGATATGGCTACAAGTGGGTTAACGAGACAACGCAGCTAGAAACGCAGCATAACAGCAAAACTGGCAAAGACACGCTTTACCGCCATGAGTGGGATATAGAAAAATTTAATATGGAGGAGGGGCGCTAAAGCCCCTCTATTTGGGAGGAATTATGAAAACTTATACACGAAGCCAGCTTAACGAGTTTAAGCGCGAGTACGGCGATACTATTAACGGCATAGTCCTATCGCGTTACGATATACTAGAATCATGGGGAGAGTTCGATGGTTGCAATATTATCGAGGATTGCAAGCCTATCGAGGAGCTAGAGCGCGAAGAAGAGGAGCGCAGGCACGAAAAATTTAAGATGGAGCTATGCTGATGGCAACAGAAGCGCAAAAGCGCGCATCGGCTAAGTATGACGCTAAAAATGTCGTTATGCTGACGCTGAAACTTAACAGGAAAACAGATGCCGATATCATCGCAGCGCTGGAAAAGCAGCAAAATAAGTCGGAATACATCAAAACGGCGATAAGGCGTGTTATAATCTAACAATGCGCTTGACGGCGTGAGCCAATGCTATTTACGGCTCGAAGAGTTACCAATTTTGGTTTTTGTATGCAGAAGGCGGCCGCTCGGCCGTTTTTTGCGTATAAAATAGAATTGTATATAAAATAAACGGCCTAGGAAGCCGTCTGGAGCTGGTACGTTCCAAGCCAACTCCTACGCCAATTACGTTTGCTATCTACCGCTCGCAAGGGCGGTTTTTGGTATAATAAAGACGGCTAGGTTTTGCTGCCTATGCCTAACTCGGTAAGTTCGCCGAGGGGAGTTAGCCGTGCTCCCTTACGCAGAAATCGGTGAATCTATCTTACTAGCTAGGGGATAGTGCCGCTCTTCGGGGCGGTTTTTTGGTATAATATCCTCGCATAAGTCATATTGGTTCGACATATTGCGCAAAATCTACATTATGGCCGTTATTTAGCAGAGCAGGCGGCTATAATATCTATATCGCTGGTGATGCCCACCCTTACCAGCGTATAAGCCTTCCATGAAGGTTTGTTGCACAAATCGAAGAGCTGCCCCGCTGGGCGGCTTTTTGTTGGTGGTATAATAAAAGCAACGGCGATGCGCGTACATCTCATGGACGCGAATTATAACCTTAGCGGGCTAGTAGCTCGCATCAAAGCTCGGTTAAAAGATGCCGAGTTCTCGGACGAAGATATCGTCCAATTTCTAAACGATGCACAGTTCGAGATTCTAGGCGATGCAGAGTACAAGTTTCTCGAGAAGGTATACGAACAACAAGTGCAGCAAGGCGGCGCAGTTCTTTTGCCGCGAGACTTTCAGGCCTTAATCCACATGACGGCAGAGGCAAAGCACAACCTTGCGCCAATGGAGTATATGCCGTCTAAAGACTATTTCGACGCTAAAGGCAGCGGCTATCGCTGGTATAAGTATTGCGTATTCGGCGCTAACCTATTCTATGACTTGCCGAACATCTCTGACGACCTAGACGAGCAAGGGGACGAGGAGTTCTACACGCTGCGCGTATTCTATCTGGCGAAGCCAACAATGCTGGTAGAGTCTAGCGACAAGCCGCTAATTCCAGCCGAATACGGAGAGGCCCTGCTGCTTATGGCTCTAGCTCGATGCGAGCAGACGCGCGATAACTACGATATAGCGCAGCTACACGAGAACAAGGCCGAGGAGCTTATAACCAACATGAAGGTACGCTACTGCCCACGGCAGCTCGAAGATGCGAACCGCTCTAACTTGCCAATAACTTTCCGCACGAGGTACTAATATGCTAAAATCACGCTTTGTCGGTAAATCTATCCCGAAAATCACAACGGCAAAATCGTCGCCAATAACAACGAATTTCGCAAAAGGCGTATACACATACAAGCCAAACGATACAATGGACACGGACGAGGCTAGCTTGGCGCAGGACGCTCGTTTCGACCGCGTAGGCGAGTACGGCACTAGAAAGGGTATAAAAGCCCTCTCTAACAACATTATTGGGCTATACGAGATTGGCGATATGACTAGTATGCTATCGCCAGCGGAATCAGAAACAGAGCCGCAAAATTTTATTATAGATAACGACGCTAGGATATGCGGCTATAGAATCAAGGCCAGAAAAGTTGGCGAATCGGCCATGCTGCCTGTAGTAAAATTCATGCTATACATTAACGAGCAGCTTTCCGACACTACTTGCATCAACCCTGACGAGCTAACAGATAGCGCAGAGCAGATAGACTTGCTATTCAACTCCGCCCCAGACATAGAGGACGGCGATAGCGTCGAGATTAGATGCGCGTTGCAGACAAGCTCGCCAGAGCCAAGCGACAACTATATCGAAATATCGGCAGTCGGAGAAGCCCCAGGAGGCTCGCTGCTTGCCTGCGCGCCTGGCGGCGTAGACAGCATCTTTGAAGCCAATATAGACGGAGAGAAAACCGTGCTATTCACGCAAGCAGGGGAACTTTACGCGATGGACGAGGACGGCGATATTGAGGAGATACGAAGCTTGCCAGATGGCGCGACGACAGTACGCTACAGCCAGAATCTTAACCAGATACGCTACGTTGACGGATTAGAAAGCCCACACTTGCTAGAAAAGATAGACGGCAACTGGGTAGACAATGTTATCGTAACCGAAGATTTAATCACCGAAACCGATTTAGACATAACCCCTACAAACATCATGAACGGTACGGCGGATAACCTTATGTACTTTGCTTCCGAGCCAGATACGGAGGTTATATGGACTTATCCTTATGGCTTTACTTATGCTAAATCCCCAGCATATAGCACTACGGCCACGATAGACGGCACAGTCGGCACAACCCTCTCTATTCAATCAAGCACGATAACCCCGCTCGACCCAGCAATCTCTATTGGCGATTGGATTACGGGGCAAGGGCGCTCCACGGCAGAGGTAACGAGCATCAGCGGTACTACGGTTAATCTCGTTATTGTTGATACCACGCCGCAGACGATATCTAGCTACGATAAATTCAATGTAGACTACTACCAGAACTTGCCAGCAATAAAGACGGGCGACCCGTTAACGGCCATGTTTAATCTAGCTGGAGTCCTCTATTTCCAGACAAGGCGCAACAAGTACCAGATGTATATGCAGAGCGCCGATTCATGGACGCAAGCTGCGAGCAACGCACAGGGCGGCACTTTCAGCCAAGAATCCGTAGTATGCGACTTAAACTATGCTTACTTTGCGAACGATAACGGCGTGTATGTGTTCGATGGCTCTAGCGAGCAATCGCTAACGCAGAATACGATACAGAATACCTACGACGCTATCGAAGGCAAGGAGTCTATAAGGCTAGAACTATTCAAGAACCGACTATATGTTTTCTACTCAAGCAAGGGCGACGGAACTAACGACACCTGCCTCGTGTATAACATCAATTTGCGCGTCTGGGAGAGCTTCGACGCTAATACCTATATATGTGCCACATCTGCACGGCAAAACGCGTCAGGGCGCTTCCTGTGCGGCCATAGCCGCATCGGGCTTATCATGTTGAACGAGCCAGACGACGCGGATTATAGTAACCTCGGCCAGCCGCTAGCTTTCAATCTCGAGACAAGCTATCTGCACTTTGGCACGACTAGCCAGCTTAAGAGGATTACAAAATGGAGGCCAGAATTTGCGACGAGCAAGCGCAGCTATTCTATAGCTTGCGGGTACGCGCTGGACTTTACGGACGAGGTAAAATACGCCTTCTCAATTAACCTGCTTAACAAGAATGTAGTAAACGAGAGCTATGTATGGGACAACCCGAGCGACTATGGCGCGCCAGCTATCCCGACAGTACATACCACTATCCCGAGAGTAAACGGAGAGTTCTATAGATGCCAGCTTCGATACCAGCATATCGCAGCTTTCGAGCCAGTTATCTTCCGCTCGCACACACTTACGGTACAAACACAACGCATAAGATAAAGGAGGCGAGATGCCTAACAAGTTCACTCCAATAACATCTAGCCAAGACACCAAGGCGGCGCTACAAGCCGCCAACCATAACTTTATGCTTCTCGACGCAGAGGCGTATACAAAAGATGTCGCGAAGGGCGGCAATAGCCAAGTTAAATTCGGCAAGCTGCCTAGCGGGCGCTACGGCCTTCTTATCTATGACGAAGGCGGTATGCCGCGTATTTTGGTGGGCCAAGCGCAGCGAGACGGTAGATGCGGTATATGGATTACTAAAAACGGGTTCAATGTTTTAAGCGAGACAAACTAGATGCAGCTAGTACAGAACTTTATCGCGAACTCGGACTACCCTTTCGACATGATTACTTATTTTAAGGCGTACACGCTAACTAGCGATGGGCAGGCCAGCCAAACGGTACAATTTGAACACGGCCTACCATATACGCCACTCCTGTTCGGAACATGGAACACTAGAGAGGACTACTCTGGATACTCTGGCGAGCTTGCGCCATCTGGTATGTTTATGTCGATTACGGCTTCGGCCGATTCGCAATATGTATATCTGACGCGCTACAACTACAATCCGACAAGCGGAGAAAAGTTCTATATAAGGCTGTATGGCTTTGCGCCGAGTAGCTGGACTGGCGATTGTGCGCCTACGGCGCAGTCTAGCGGCGCGCTTCTTCTTGACACGGATAAAGAATACGCGCCTTTGCTTGCATCTGGGTATATTAGGCCGTACAACTTGACGACACCGAGAGAAAACACAAACTACAGCTTTACCATAGGCAAAGAAGGGCTAGTAGAGATACCTGTAGACGCGCAACAGTCAGCGCTTAACCTTTTTTATGGCGGAACTCTTACCGATGCACCAAAAGTCATGATATGGCTAGAGGACGGGAACGGAAAAATAGCGCAATCTGGCTGGGCGCGCTTCATGTCGACGGGATACCCTAACGCGCAGACTTATCCTTATGTTATGTACCAAGCGACAAACGGCGGCATGGTTACGATAAATACTGGTATGCGCACGGGAACGCAGCCAGAGACAAAAACGCATATAAGGGTTTACGCATGAGCAGAGTTAACAGATTCATATACAATAGCGATTTTATGACGCTAGCGAGGCGAGGCAGCACGAAGCTAGTAGCTACAATCCCCGCAAGAGAATTAGGCGCAAGCTTCTTCCGTACAGGCACAGTCGAGATACCAGCCAATATCCCAAGCGGCTCGCTCCTGCGCATGAGAGCGCAATATACAGGCACGAATGCCACCAACACCATAGCGACAAGCGGCTCTATCCAGATAACAGAGAACAAAGGGAGCGGCAAAACCATCGTTTACGATATTGGTATGGAGTTCACGGATACAAGCTTGATAATCTTCTACGTTATACAAGGCACAGGCTTCCAGCCGTCCGAATCGTCCACGCTTTCGACGGCGCAAACTATAACTTTATACATAGACTACCTTTACCAGCCAAACACTTAGCTCGTGCTATAATAAAAGTAATTTTGGCGTATGCGAGAGAATCGCATGGCGAATCTAACGCAGATTATGGCCGAGACGAGCAAAAGCTATGATAATAGCCGAAAAGCTCTAAACGACCAAATAAATGCAATCTCGGGAGACTTGGAGGCGCAGAAGGGGCGTATAGATGCCCAGTACGCGCAGCAGGCAAAATCCCTGGACAACCAGAGGAACTACCAAGCGCAAGCCTCGAGCATGGCGGCAAGCCGTAACGGTGGCTCTTTCGGCGGCGCTAGCGAAATTGCAAACAAGAAATACTACCAACAGGCCTATACGCCAGCAGTAACGCAGATGCAGACGAATCAGGCTAACGATATCTCTAGCGCAGAATCGCAAGCCAACAAAAATAGGCTCTCGCTTCAGCAGACACTTGCAAGCCTTAACGACGAGGCTAACAGGTATGCTCTTCAGCGCTACGATGCGGCAGAAGAGGCAGAACGCCAAGAACGCGCAAGGCAAGAACAGCTCGCAGAACAGCGCAGGCAATTCGATGCGCAAATGGCGCAGCAGGCGGCATGGCAAAACTACATGAACCAAGCAAGCGCTAACGCCAACTCTCGCGCAGGCACAAGCTTTGCAGACTATCTAAATAGCACAGATGCCCTAAATACGGGGGGCTGGGATAGCTCGATGTCGGACTCTGACAAGATTGCGTACTTGAAGGACATGGCAACACGATGGAACAATGGCGACGCAAGGACGCGGGCGCAGATATC